CTGAGATGTAGATAATCCAGCTTTACAATACATAACTTTACAGAATATACGTCTACCTTTTTTATCTATACTGAGTTTTGTTAGAACCGTCGGATCAATACTAAATCCAAAGTCTTGACCATAGTAAATATCATAGTTCTCATTGAAGTCTCCTATCCTCCAGTTTCTAAATATAACACCCTCCTGCTTTTCTAACCAAGCTCCCATTATTTGATGCACATATTTCTCTGGTCTTCTTCTTCTAATTTCTTGTATTTGATTTAAGAATGATATTGACAAATTATCTTTATTGTCTAAGTATGTTGTGTGTATATATGTTATGCTTTGCTTAACCCCATTGTATCCATCAGGTACACCTCTGTTTTGAAAGAACCTACCGTAAATCCAATGTTCTTTTGTTGTAGGATTTAATATTAATATAACCCTGTTGAGTTTATTCTTCACTCTTACAGACTGGTCTATCTTATCAAAATCATCTTCGTTTGTTAGCTCTTCAGCTTCATCTAAAACAAATGTAGTTATTGCGTTTAACGATTTAAGTGCGGCTGTTTGATTACCTGATGCTGTTCTAATACCTTTAAACAATATACTTGATTGTGTTTTTATATTCGTGATCTCGTCTTTAGTTATTCTAAAGTCTTCACTCACTCCCATCATTTCAAGCTTCTCAATAAATTCTGGAATAATAGATGATGCGGCAGAAACCATCGTATACCTAGTAAACAATATCTTATGACCTCTTTCATAAGTTAGTAACAACAAGAATACATTTACAGCAAATGATTTACCAGAACCTCTACCACCAGTTGCTATATAATATCTTGATTGATTACCAAAGGCTTGGTATTTACTATTCAGTTTCGGGGGTTTCATCTATGTCTATTGTTTTTTCTTGGCTACCCTCAAAGAAATTCATTATGGATATATCAACCTTATCTGCATTACCACCTAAGTCAATATAATCTTTTGGCTTCCCATAAACATACTCTACAATCATCTTACGATCAAACTGTGAGTCTCTTGCGTTTTCAGCAACTAACTTCCAGAACTCTTGCTCCGAACCATAAACACTCCTTATAGCTTCTGTGGCTAATAGTTTTGACCTATTGCGTTTAGCGACATTCATTTTACTAGAACTGCCAAGAGAACGCCTTAAAACAGCGTCTCCTGGCTTCTGACCATTGTTCTTTCTACCGTCAGTAGATTTCATATACTTTCTTTCTACTTTTTTTCTAGGCATTTTTTTGTGTATATGTGGTTGTATGTTTGCCAAATCTTATCACTCCAGTTTGTTTTTACATACATCATTTCGCTTTCTGCTTTTACTCCCTTGTATTCTAATATAATTATATAATGTTTCCCTATTGGTTTTGGATATAACTTGTATCCATTATTCATACACCAAGACACAGCATCTAAATTGTATCTGGTTTGAATTTTGTTTTTATCAATATCCTTCGTAGACCTTTGTCTTATCTTCTTCAAAACCTATATCACTTAAAGACTTCATTAATAAAACTCTATCGTAAACAAAAGAGATCCTATCGTTTGGCATATCTTTTACTAATTGAATTAGCTTATTGTTTTTATAGGTAGACAATTCTGATTTAAGTCTAACATTTTGTTCAAGTAATTCTTCCCTGCTTACAGTAGTATTTTTTAAAGCTTCCGAGTGAATCTCTTTAAAGTTCTTGCATAAATTTGCAAGACTTTGATTTATTTTTAAAACAACGGGTGCTATATTTTTAATTGAATGTATAACAGAAGTATGATCCATATTTAAAGATTTACTTATAACTTGCATACTATGGTTAGTGTGCTTTCTAGCTAAATAAAAATATATAGCTCTAGCATCTACTATATCTCTTTTTCTTGATCTTTCACTTATGTTTAAATTGGTGTAGTTTTCTACAAAGGTTTTAATTTGATTTAGATTCATAATTATATTTTAGACAAATTTATAAAAAATTTTGCGTATTTAATAGCTAGGTATATTCCCTGACATTCTTCGTACATTTCTAACTCCTCAAAAAACTTCAATCCAGTTTCACATTCTTTTATTGTGGAACCTTCTGTTAAATCGTTGACGGTAAAATCAAAATAAAGTTTAGTTGACTCGTTTTTAAATTGCAAAGTATTGGACATAGTTCTTAACTGCTCTTTTAACCTTTTGTTCTCCAGACCTAATAAAGTCATCTGACGCTTCATCTGTTATTACCTTCTTTGTTCTTTTATCTATTACAACAAATTCAAAACTATCTTTATTAAACAACTCTTTATAAAGATACGCTTGAATATCATAACCATAAAAATATTTATTATATTCCCAATTACCTATATCACCAGTAGTTTTTATATCAACAACTCTATCTTGACAAAGTAAATCAGCCTTACCTCTAAAAGGTAATCCCAAAACATAGTTTATGTTTGGAACTTCTGGTTGACCTTCTGTTATAAGTTTATTCGCCCTACTATGTTTAAGAATGTGTGTTTTAAGATCCTCTGCCCATAACCTGTCTTTTTCTGTCATAACTTCTTTAGTGCTAATCTTCTTCAGTTCTTTAAAGTCTCTGCTTCTTCTTGTTGGTACATCAATAAAATCATAATAATCTTTCATCTTGTCAGCTTCTAATATTGTAACGTGAAAAAGCCTACCGTCTCTTAAAGGTTTTATATCTGGGCTAAACTTGTTGTCTTCAAATAAATACTCCTCAACACTATCACAAAGCTTTTTACAAGAAGAAGAAGACAAAGCGTTAACACCTAAGTACCCATAATAAAACACATTATCATACATTTTTTTAATCAATTCTTCTACACTCCATTCTGTTCCATCAAGTAACCTTATAGTCTTCATAAAAGTTTATTGGCTTTATCAATGCTTATATATGCAACAGTTTTACTTATTTTATTTCTATTACCAAAGTTTGTTGTAGCTGGGTTTTTTTCATTAACCTCCCATTCAGGTTCAGCTAAAAACAAATTAAAACAATATATGTTTTTAGGTGTGCTACATATATACAAAGGTGTTTCGTCAGATCCAAAACATTCTGTAACTAAATAATCGTATTTCTTTTTCTCAATTAACAAAGTCTTGTAATGTCTCTTTCTACATTTTAATTCTATTCTATATTTCCAAGTTGGAGAATAACAATCCCACTTACACATTTTATATTTAGATTTTACAAGATCAGGAAAATGATTTAGTTTAATATAATTAAACAAATCCTTTTCGTTGTTAATAGTTTTCATACAATTTTTTCAACGGAGTATAAACATTATTAATAAAACAACTGTCACAACTTGTCGGCATTTGTTTTGCATTAAAAACCCTGTTGTATACATTAATACATCTTGAAACATTAGCCGAAGCAATAATACTGCCCTTTGTATTAAATAGTGCATTTAAAAAATCATACTCTTGTTCTGTCAAACACTGAGGTTTACGATACTTAAACATATTATTGAGTTTATTTTTTCTTTCATCACATCCACAATCTTCACCAGCAATAAATTTTACAGCTTTCTTTATTCCTGTAGCTTCTGTTATTTTTTCTATAGTATCTCCAAGTCCTTTTGACTTGTCTTTGTTTTTAGTCTCAAAGTTCTTTTTCCAATCTTTGTAGGCTTTTGTTCTTTTATCTTTTGGTTCTTTCATATTATTTAATTTTATCGTAATCCTTGTTAAACAAGTCAGCTATATCTTCACCGTACTTTTCTGTTATTATTTGCTTATAATTTTTACAAGAATTATAAATGCTTGTTAAAGATATACTTGTCTCTTTTGCAATCACCCTCAAACTCTTGTCTGTATAATAATATAATCTAAAAAGCTTCTCATCGTACCAATGCCAAGTTTTTATCTCTTTTTCTATTTTATCAATAATTTTTTGATGTGCTTGTTCGTATTCTATAGTGTTGTATTCGTCTTCAATGGTACTAACAAAGCTTGATGAGTAATTATTTTCGTTATTAGATACATCATAACAATCGTATTCTTTATATTCATAGCGTTTGTTTTTCTTTTGTTTATTTTTATATTGATAGTATACATTTTTTATAGTAACATATATATATAATCGATTTATTTTACCATCTACTTTTATTTTATCAATATCTTTAATGTACTTTAATATTCTAAAGTACATTAACTGTACAAGATCACTAGCTAAGTTTTGGTCTTTACAAATAGAGAAAGCTATCCTTTGCCACTCGTCATCCTGTTTAGACAATTCACTTAGTATCATTCTCTATTTCTTTTTGTAAATTAGCAAGCGCCCTCCAGGCTACTTTAGCGGAATGTCTAACACCATCTGTGTCAATAGTGCCAGTCTGTAATAAATGTCTTGCTAGTGCATCAAGCTCATCCCCTGATTTTGACCTATCCCAGTGCAACGGTTTTCCTGGGTTATGTTGTTGATTACCTTCATAACTGCATTTAGCCACCTCACGTATAGCGTCAGGAAAGTAATTTAAAACTCCTGAGTATACTGGTATCTTTTTGCGGTCCATCTAAGTTAATATAATAATTTTATTTTAATTCCATAGCTTTCTCCGTAATATTTTTTTAATTCCTTAACGTGACAGATACTTTTATCATTCTCAAATACAACACCTTCCAAAGCGTCTATGAACGCTTTGTTGATGTTATCTAATAAGTCAGGATAAGATATTCTATATGCAAACTTACTTCTTTGATCCTTGTTAAATGTATTAGGATATTTAAATATATAATGTAGTTTTTCAACAATTATTGGTTTAGAGGTTTCTATGATTTTATAGTCTTTAGGTAACTGTAGTTTGGTTTGTCTTATTATTTCACTTCTATATATTTTTATATTTTTTGGCGTATAAGAAAAGCCTTTTTTAGTTAATCGAACTGATTGATGTGCTTTTGGTCTTATTTTATAATTTAATTCTAATTCCATTTTATTTAATTTTATACATACTATATTTAAGAACTAATTCCTCTCCTTTATTAATATGTCTTAATGTTTGTAATTTTAAAATACCACATTCAATGTCTCTTGTTTGACCACAACCAATCAATTCAACATTTGGTTTATCGCTATGATTTATAAATCCTCCAAGTGGTGTTCTTATGTATCCATTTTCATAATCTTTATTACCAATGTGAGTTACACCTAATATGTGTTTTGGTTTTATATTTGTTTTGGCAAAAAGACCTAATCCGTGTATAGTTGATTTATCTATTGTAACTTCTTTAGGTAAAGGTTTATAATTCATTTGTTTTTGATGTTTAGTAGTGAGTCAATTTTGTCAATAATTCTTGGGTAACCATCCTTGCATACTTCAAAACTAAAGTCTTCAAAAGGAATACTACGACTTCTTTTACAAGAAACCTGTACTACATTATTATCAGACTCATTTAATTGTAATTTGATTTGTGTTTCTGTTTTTTTTTCTAATGTAGATCCTAAGTGTCCAGTTGGTTTTTCAGAGTTATGATTACTGTGTATAACGCAAACTATATGGACATTATACTTTTCAGTCCAATACATAATTTTTTGTACTAGATCATTTGATTCTCTTATGTCGTTTACATCAGATACTAAATCAGCTACACCATCAATAATTATTACACCAATTTTATCATAGTTCTTTTCTAAGTATAATTCAATAAATAATTTTCTATCAGCTATATCTAAAGTTCGTAATCCAAAAGTATCATAATGTTTGTTGTCAGTGTTTGCCATATTAATAACTCTACGAAACACTTTTTGTGCGTGAAATCTACCTTGTTCTGTATCAAAATGTACAAGTTTTAGATCTCCTCTATGACCTATTAGGTCGCCAGTATAATTAGTTTGTCCTGATAAATAACAGGAACAAAGCATAGATACTAAGAAGGTTTTTTTGGATTTTGCAGCCGCTTGTATAAAAGAAAAGTTACCATAAGTGCCAATAGGAATTGGATAAAAATTATCACCACTCTTAAAATAACCATAAGATAAAGCCACTGGAGGATACTCGACATTTTCGTTTGGATCTATAAATACTTTTTTGCTTAAACTATTAAATTTATCTTCTAATCTCATATATCAAAAAAAAAGGTGGACATCTCTGCCCACCTTCAAAACAAAACAACACACTAAAAATCTACCATTTCAGTCTGAGAAGACTGCTTTCCAGTAGATATATTGCCATCGGTCCAAACTATTTTACCGTTACCTAAATATTCTTTAGGAACTTCTTTTTCTCTTTCCTCTTTACTTCTATTGTAGTAAACAGAAACATTTTGACCGTATTGGTTTAACTCATCTCTTATAGATAAGTCAAGGTTTAAATACCTTCCATCTTTTAATTTTGATTTATCAATCTTTTTTATATCTAACGATATACTTGCTATTGTAGCCATAAGTTATGTATTTATTAATTGTGACATTGCTGTATCCGAAACAGTATATTTTTCGTATACATTCTCTACACTCCCACCAGAACTTAAATATTGTTTTACTTTATTAAAGTTTGGATGTTTAGGAGTAAGTGTCTCTTTTTTAGTAGACACTTTACCGTGATCGTTTGTTGCATCTGCGTCTTTAGTATCATCTATCAAGAATAAACCATTTAAAGCATATTTTCTTGCATAACTAGAAGATGCACCATAAGATTGTGCAACGTCCATTCCTTTTTTATCAGGATTAATACCAGCTTGTGCTGATACACTTAACGATTCTTCACCATTTGTAATTGTAGCTGTAGCTTTGCAATACAATGGATCATTATATATTTTGTCTGTTAAGGTCAATACTAAACCTTCTGCGTTTAAGAGTGGCTTAACAGATTCTAATATATCTTCACAAGATCTATAATTGTAATTACCGAACTTGTTTTTCTGATTTTTGGGTGCTTTAAGTTTTGTTTGTATAGCAACCAGTTTTGTAATAAGTGTTTTCATATAGGCGAATATAATAAAAAAATTTAATTCACAAACTATTAAGAGTTTATTTTGTTTACATAAAATGCTACCCTCACTAAACATCCCTTAATCTCGTTTAATTCTTTATCTTTTATACACCATACTTTATTTAGTGTTTTAGCTATTTTAATATAATCGTCTAAATATTGTTGTTCGTTTATGTTCATATTGCTAATATATTATTTTTTTATTACAACGCAATTAGTGCGTTGTAATATAATATATTATATTATATATTATATAATGTATATACTTATTATATAATATATTATATAGGCTTTATATAAAATTTTTTATTATTTGCTCTATAATACCAAATAGAGTCTGGCTTAACATCATCATTGTCAACATATATTCTATCGTCAGCAAAACCTATTCTAGTAAAACCAACCTCTAACAAAGCGGTTATAATTCTATATCTTTTATAGTTGTGTTTGCAAAATATTTCACAAGCTCTACCAATCATATGTGAAGACCTACTGAGTTCATTTTTCCTCTTTTGACCTTCTGGTGATACGTAACCTTTTATTATTTTAAACCTTAATTTTGCAAGATGTCTAGCTTGATCTAATAGCATTAAAAACTCACGGTCCATATATTTATACCCGCTTTCTTCATACCTTGTGTAAGGACAATCAAACTCTTTAAATGTAAAGTATTTTAGTACGATAATAGTTAGTTTTTACCTTGACCTATGTATTTTTTTTTGTAACCTATTTGGTTTTGTGATGCGTTTTTAGAATGTATACCTGGTCTTTTTTTCTTTGATTTCCGTGAATGAATATAGCCAATTTTAGCCATTACTTTTTAAATATATTTGTAGCTTTTTCAGTTGTTCTTCCGCCAAAGTATGCTAATACAACTGCCATCATTACTTTTTCAAAAGTATCATTCCATAATTCTCCTATATGAAAAGGAACACTTTCTACACTATCAAGTATCCCTGCAAACGAGAATATTACAATACACCAGACCAATACCATAGGTCTGACGTTTTTACTTAACCAACTATCACTATTTGCATCTGCTTGCCATCTTGTAGTTATAGCTTCTATTTCTTTATTTTGTTGATCGTAAATTAGTTGTTGTAGTTTTATTTTATCATCATTAGATATTTTTGCTTTACCTATTTCAGCTATAGCTTCTTTAGGGCTTGTAACACCTTGTAACACACTTCCTAGTGTGGGGTTTATTAATCCTGCTGCTCCAAGCAACATCTTACCGACTGTAGTTTCACCAAATTTCTTTTTACTCATATTACCACCATTTTATATGTATAACAATAAAAAACAAATACATATTAAGTTCATTGAAGTCCTTTTCATTATCTTTATGAAAGAAAGAAAATCCAAGTAACAAACCAACATCAATTCTATTTATTATTGCTATTTCCATTATACGTTTGTAATGTCAATGTATTTTGTTTTACCCTCATCTCTAACAGCTTTTAATATTTTATTTCTGTTTTTATCTTGACTCACATAACTAATGTGAATCCAATCAGGATTGTCTTCATTACCGAACTCCCATATCATTTGGTCAAAGTTTATGTTTTCTTTTATGTAGTAAAACATTTCTTTATTTGTTTTATGTCCATAAATATCATCTATGTCCATTGCTTTTCCTTGACAATGTTGAGATAAAGTTGTCCCTCCGATAGCTTCATTTAATGCTCTTGAACGATAAAATGAGTTTATTTTTATAGGACCTCCAACCCATAATCTTAAAGGTTCAAATACTTTTTGTGCTAACAGCTTCATATTATTTATTGTAGTTCCGTTAGGTGTATTATCAATATTAAGTCTTAAAGCTGTAACACTTTTAGTTGCTTCCTTTTCTGATATATGTTTGCTAATCATATTTAATTACTTGAAACTCTTCTGTATCTATTTCTGTTTACTACATTTTGTAATTCTTCAACAGGTGCTTTTATCGTTAAAGATATATCTGCATCCCACCTACCAATTAAACTTCTGTCTCTATATATAAATATAACAGGTACAGACTTAATTTGACTTTTAACAGCAGAAGACTGTTCTTCTAGTAATGCTTTAATTACTTTAGCACCTCTTATTTCATTGAGGTCTTTATAATCATTTCTACTATTCCAAGAACTATTGATATGCAATACAGTAAACTCTTGTGAGTTACTAATTGCAAAAACAAATAGAGCAATTAGGACAACTAACTTTTTCATTTCTGTATAATTTCATATAATTTTTCATCTATTTTATCTAGTTTATTACTGTTTTCTTCAACTTGCTTTGCTGTATTTTCGATTGTTTCACGTATTAACTGGTCTTTCAAATCGTATTCAGTTCGTGATATGCTAGGTTCTGGAAGTAGCTTTGCTTCTTCTATACCTGCGTTTAGGTCGGTGTACATTAAAGCAAATGAAACAGCTCCTGCAATTACTATTCCTATTGTTCGTAGGTCTAGTGTCAATTTTGTGTTTTCACTTACTTCGTTTTTCATATTATTAACTTTTTTCTTGTTCTTCTTTTATTTCCTCATAAGAACCATCTTCCAAGTTTATGTTTATTTTACCATACTTGTCTTCTAGTTCCTTTTTGAATTTATTATCTTCTTCTTGAATAGCAGCGTAAACGTGCAATAATCCGTGTTTCTGTACTTCAAATTGCCCCAAGTCGTGCTTAATAGCAGCATACTTCTTTTGTGACTCTGTTAGTTTTTCAAGTTCTTCTTTTTCGATTATATTTTTTATTTCACTCATAGTATTAAATTTATATTCAAATATAGTAAATTTACCAACTTGGTCTTAATGTGATATCAGTTGGGTTTTCTAGTTTTTCTATTCGACCTACTAGGTTTATTTTCATAGAATCTAT